TTCGCTGGATCCAGAGGCGGCCGTCAGCTGCGACCGAAACCAGTGGCCCGGGACGAATGAGAACTGGTTTTGATATATCCCCGACGATGGAATTGCGTCGAGCGCCCGCGCGAAGCCGAAGCAAACAATACCGGCGCCAGCTAGGATGACTGCGGCCTTCAGCACGCCGGAGAGACCAGAGTTAGAATCCACCATAGACATAGCGCTCCGGCGCCCCTCCCACCGTGAACGAGAGAACCGCGAGGAGCAGGAGAATTGCCACTATCTTCGCGTAATGGCGCGCTGTCAGATCTATCATTTTGCAAAATCCGTCAACGCGACCTGCAAGGTGAACGCCACAAGGAACACGGAATATATACTCACGAGGGGCCGGACGACCCACGTCGGCAGTAGGCTCTTTCGCTTGCTGAAAAACTCATCCCTCATGATCGTCTCGATCGCGACCACAACGCCGACAGCAAGGCCCCAGAGCACGAACGGCCAGGTGAAGCGGTGCCAAACCCCGACGAAGGCGAACGGCACAAGGAGCGCAGCTGTGTTGATCGCGTGGATTTTCAGCTTGTCGCCGCGCTTCGGCTTTACCGCCCGTGACAATGACATTCTGATCGGGAAGTACATCGTGCGCCGGACGAACGACCCGAGCGACATATGCCACCTTGTCCAGAAGTCCGCGAAGCTGGTGGCCATATAGGGATGATTGAAGTTCACCGGCGTGGGGACATGCAAGAGGCGCCCAACTCCTAGGGCGATCATCGAATATCCGGTAAACTCGATCAGGACGTAAAGCAGGAAGACAATCGAATCCCAGAGCGTCGCGACAGGCCACGCCCCGTTCAAACCCCTGACGAAGATCCCGTACGACTGCGCACATGCGAATTTGAGAAAGTAGCCGAGCACAATCAGAAAGACGCTATCCACAAAATGGGACGCCGTCGGCTCGGGGACCACTAATTTGTCCATGGCGACATGCTCATCATATTCGTTGACCGGGCCCGACGGGGTCATGAAGAATGGAACGAGGTAGCCAAGGAGACCAACGGGCGAGAGAACCCGTGCTCCGGAGGAAACAGCCCTTATGGCGTCCACAAGCCGCAGGCACACATAGGAAAAGGCGACCAACTGCAAAATCTTGAAGCCACTGAGGAATGGCTGAGAGTTGGATACACTGGAGAGCAGATGGAAAGGGAGCCACGCCTCAAAGTCATTCGCTCGCTCGAGCACGAGCTTGTGGCAAATGAAGATAACGGCAACACTGGCATAAAGTGCGATCGACAAGCGTTGCGCGATCAGTTCTCTATCCTGGCTCACAACCCGTTCAAGCATGCGCAGGGCGATCCAGTAGACCCCGGCGAACACTAAAGCCAGCACCGCGGCGCGCCAGCCAAACAGGATTACCAGCGCAGCAACGTTGAGGAGCCCATACCATGTCGACCGCGGGAGGCTGGTTGGCACATGGATAAGAATATAAATCGCGGCCACGACCCAGACGAAAGCCGTCGTCGCGAAAATTGCCATCTGCGTTTCCCTATCAGGCGACTTTGGTCGCGATCAGGTCCATCAGCTCGCCGACATTTTTCAAGTGTGTAATTTCAGAGGTCTTGAGGCGGATGCCGAATTCGTTCTCCACCATCATCACGAGATTGATGTGGTTGAACGAATCCCAACCCGGAATATCCGCAGCGGTGGTCTTTTCGGAGAGAACGATCGTGTCGTCATTGAACAGATCGCGGAATACTGCCGTCAGTCTCGAAACGTTTTCAGCGCTCAGTGCGGACATCTTTTCTCTCTCAAATATCTAATTCGAGCTCGTACCGCTCGTCGCCAACGTCTCTAAACCCCATATCTCGATAGAGTCCACTGACGAGAGCATTTTTTTCTGTGGGAACGTAACTACCACAGAGCTTGCCTTTGCCGGCTGCACTCTTCGCCCAATCAAGCATAAACGCTTCTACGCCTCGGTTCAGGACACGGCAGCTCATCAACCAAGTGTCAATCTCTGCTCCGTCGGCCATCGGCGACACGATCATTAAACCGATGATCCCCTGCGAGCCAAAGCGATCCTCATAATCAAAAACCCCGAACTTCGCTCCTTCCCGTTCCATCCGTTCCAGGTCGTCGCGCTGGTGTCTTCTGGTAGTGAGATTGAACTGATTGGTTTTTTGGAGGAGCTGCAGGACGCGATCACGATTACTGTCATGGACGTCTTCGACAGTAATCCGGATATCCAGGCTCGCCAGGAACTCTTCTTTTGAAGAACTTGAAGCCGCCGCCTCACGCTGGTGGCGAAGTGTTTTCATCTGCTCGCCCCGGCTTAGGTCTCCTGACGTCAGACGGTAGCTGTTGAAGAATCGCGCGCCGGAAAGGCGTTGCAGCGATTGGTCCGGGTCCGGGCCGGCAAGGACCACGTCAATATAGGGAAATTGGGAAATAACTTCGGCGAGGTCGACATGGTTGTCGTCAATGTACAGCATGAAATCGGTGCCAAAATTCAACTGGTCTTTCAGCCGACCAACCGCCTCACTCTTGTTGCCCCACGAAAGCTCAAGGGCGGCAAAATTATCTCTGCGCAACTGCACATGGCGGTTTTCTTCAAGGACAGCAGCGACCTTCGGATCGTTTCTGCTCACGGCCGCGAGCGCGACGCCCAGCGAATTCACGTCCCTAATATAGGACTGCAGCAGCTGGTAACCGAAACCATCCGGGGTTTCTGGGCCGAGTTCGATGCCGTTAGAACCGGTCTCCCCGACCTCACCACCCCACAGCGTGTTATCCCAGTCGGTCAGAAGCGCTCTGTGGCTCTTCCCAACCTGGTGGGCAATGCAGGTCGCAGCCTCACGGCCAAGCGCCACAAAGCCGGACTCTTCCAAGGGGGATCTCATCCGGATCATCGAAAGGGCGCCGGCCGCAACCGAGCCGCCTGCCAGATGCAGCGCTTGCTGGAGATCTATAACAGAAATGATCTCGCTCAAATCATGAAGAGCGCTGTTCATCTCGGCGATGACACTCGACCAGGGAACGTGCCTGTCGATCGCCGCCGTGCCCGCCGGGGCAGGCCATGCTCCACTATAGAAATTCGTGAAGGCGACTACCCCGCTGCGTTTTTCCACAAGCGAACCGGCAAGCCGGCGCAACGTCTCTTTGGCTGCCTTCGTGTCTTCGATTAACGCGGGGAAAGATGAAACGGATTTCCGCAGCCACCGCTCGGAAAGAATGACGAGCGAGACATCGATATCCTTGGGGGAGCCGGCGAACGCCTCAAATTCCACCGTGTCGTAGGGAGCAACGACAATTTCCGGCGTGACGCCATACGCAGCCAGAAACAGTTCGGCGTAGGGCTTTACCGCATCAACAGTGCCATCGGCGAGGATTTCGATCGAGATCGGTGTGGTTGTTGGCTTGAGGGCGGGCTTGCCGGCTCTCTGCCACAGGTTCCAGACCTTGCGATAGTAAAGGGGATCTCTGCTGACGTGGAAGATTGCAAGCCTGAATAGCGCAGCCGCGAGTTCCGGACTGCGATCGGCGGGCGCCGATTTCAGGGTCTGAATGATGGCATCATCTTTGCCATCTTTGATCGAAGCCAGCACATCGATTACCGGCTGCACGTCCATCAGGGCCATCGGCCTCTCCCGCTCCACAATATGTCGCGGTTGATAGGACGAGCAGGAAGTCGAGTCAATTTGTGTTCAAAGCCCTGCAAAAGGGTCGTTACTTCTTGTCGGTCACGCCAGCAAGATATACAGGGGCCTCAATATTGATCTTGCGGGAGCCCGACGTGTCCTACATCGATAAGTTCGAAAAATGCATAAAAGAACGTGCGCCGATATTCGCGTCAGAGCTTGGCCGCACTCAGGTTGCTGAGCCGGACGCGTTTAAGCGGCTAGCCGAACCGATGCTTCATTGGGCAGAAATCGCGCTTGGCGAGACGTGGGCGGAACAGCTCGTCGACGGCTATTGTGAATTCGTGCTCGACGTGAACAAGTCGCAGCTCAAGTATGAGAAAACCGGGCGTTACGAGAATTCTAGCTTCGCAGAAGTCTTCGAAAAGGCCTATGACAACCCCGAATTCATGCAGCTCTACCACTGGGGTGTCTTCACGACGACGTTCGTATGGACCCATCACCTGCGCATCTACAAATTCTTCGAAGACCATTTCCTACCAATGCTGAGAAAGCTTCCGGCGGGTAGCCCCATCGTGGATCTGGGCGCTGGCTCGGGAATCTGGCATCTTTCGGCTCTTCGCAATGTCGAAAGCCTCAAAGTCGAAGCCGTGGACGTCTCCGCTCCGACGATCGAGCGCAGCAAGAAGATGACCGACACCCTGGGCTATTCAGACCGCGTGACCCATCATGTCGCCGACGCTCTGGCATGGGCTCCAAAACAGCCAGCGGCCGCAGGTATCTCCTGTTTCCTGCTGGAGCATTTGGAACGTCCAAATGTCCTTCTCTCCAACCTCGCGAACAGCCTTACGCCCGGCGCACCAGCGTTCGTCACGTCAGCGCTGACAGCAGCCGAAATCGATCACATCTACGAGTATCGGAGGGAGTCGGAACTCGTGCTGGCTTGCGAACAGGCTGGCTTCCGCGTGCGGGCGATGTTCTCGGCAGAGCCTGAAACCACGCCGCGCCAGCGATATTTCGCACCGCGCTCTATCGCCCTAGTGCTGCAAAAGCGGGCTAATGCCATCTGGTGATAGCACCCACGGGAGGTGGATGCTCAGTTGATCTTCAGCCAATGGCGGATGGCGGCGACCGCGCCGTCTCCGATATAGGCGATGATACCGCCGATCGTCAGGCCGGCGAAAGCAATGAGCCCCGAGATGCCTACGCCGAGGCTTTTCATGCGTTTCCACTCTTCAAGGGCCGGCTGAACTGCGGCGTGGTTCCTTTCGACGGTTTCCTTTAGCGTTTTGATTTCCTCGCGGATCTGCGCGTCAACGCCTCCACTGATCGCCACCGTTGTGTCGAGATGGCCGATCTGCTTCGCTTGGCTGTCTAGCCTTGCATGAATAACCGCCCTGCTCTCATGGGCGTTGTGCTTTTCCTCTTGAAAGTCTTCTCTGATACGCTTCACGCCCTCTTCGACCCGCCCGAGCGCTCGAAGGATATCGTCATTGGATGTCATCAGCCGCCTTCTCGTTTTGAATGCAATGCTATTTGGCGCCGAAGCGCGATTTCACGTCATCGTAGAACCCCACGCATAGATCGGTGCGCGCGTCCTGTTCGTCGGCGGATGTCAACCACCTGGCTTGCACCGCAAACCACTGATCGCCCTCCTTTGGGCTGATGCGGCGCATCTTGCTCCTGCACTTGGCGGGAAGGTCTGGAAGTGTGGTGGAGCTTTCAGCAACAGCCTTTTCAGCTGCCGAACGCGAAAGCCGCTCATCGAGACTTGCGCACCCTGTCAACGCGATCGAGATCATCGCGAGTAACGACAGAGCCGCCGGCATTTTCCTTGATGGCTTCCTCATCGGCAGTTTGCCTCTTTTGTGCGTCGATATCGAGTTGTTCGGCTGCCTTATCGGCCTGCTCGCGGATCTGCTGGCCGAGAAGGATTTCGCGTTTAAGCTTGGCAACCTGCGCATCAGACGCGTCTTTCTCACTTTGCAGGACGTATCCGGAGAGCAGCGCCTGGTCGTGATCGTGAAGCCACCACCGGAAGCCGCCGACGATCGCGAGGATGAGGAGACCGGCGCCGCCGATACCGCCGACCCATCGACCTATTGGCGTAGCGAGAAAGGCGAACATCACGCCTCTCCGGTGATCTGATATTCCGGGTCGAAATCCGGAAGATCTACGGTCTGTCCAGCGAGCTCGTGGGTGCAGTCGCCGAGGAACTGGATTTTGCCGTCGGTGACGAACGAGTGGCAGACTGCAGGAGGCGCGCCGTCGACGCCAGCGTCTCGACCATTGTAGGAAACGAGGGCCGAAGGCGTGAAGGTTGGCGCGTCCGGATTGCCGTTGTAACCCCAGCGCGGCCCATCGCCCTCGCCTACGCCCACCATATGAGCGCCATCGCAGCCGGGGCACCAAAACATGAGACGGCCGCCTTGCACGCTTCGAAGCTTCTTGGAAATCGCGGCCATCATCAGCCTCCTGTATCGTTCGGATTGTAGGGACGCTGGGCCGGCTCGTAGGGCTCGACGACCGGCTCGCCATCGACGGCCACCGGCGGAGAGGCATACGGAAGCCCGGTACGGGTGGCGAGGATCGCGGCGATATCCTGGGCGGTCGCGAACCCTGTGTAAAAGAAGGCGAGCGAGATAATCAGGACGATCCAGCCCCAAGCGATGGTCTGATTGACCACCGTGTCCGGTGCGTTCTCCATGACCATCAGCCGCCAGCAGGCGAAGACGATGAGCGGGAAGATGACGGCGCGGCGCCACTGCCAACCTGGCTCACCGCTGCGCTTGGCCTCTCTGGGCTTCGGCATCAGGCGGCATCCTGCAGCGCGTCATAGAAGCGCTTGGCATATCCTGCGATATCCTTGGCGCGATCGGTGCCGTTGATGATCCGACGAGCGCTCACCCAGTCCGAGCTCTTCGGCGTGAAATAGTCTGCGAGCTTCTTGCCGGTGAAGAGACCGCGCTCCATGCCCTCGAACATAATCTTGACCGCGATGGCATCCTGCATGGCTGCATCAGGGTTCGCCGCCAGGTCGACACCGACAAGCTTGCTGAAGGTCGTGTAATTGCGCCGGCCGGTGAGCTGGACGAGGCCGCGGCCAGCAAACCTGACACCATCCCCGCTCTGGTTGTTGCCCAGATCGGCAGCCACCTCTGGCCTCTGCCCTTTCGGGTCGTACATCCGGAAGAAATAGTCCGTGCCGCCTCGCTCGTGGATCGGCTGCATGGTCTGCCCGGTTTCGTGGAAGGCCGTAGCCAGCATGTAAGCCAGCCAGCGAGGATCGATGAAAGCCTTTCCGGCCTCATCCAGCACTGCCTCCATGCCATTGACTTGCGACTGCGAGAGCGACCCGCCGAACAACGACGAGCGCACCGCAGCGTAAAAATGCGCCCGGTTCATGGTGATGTCTCCGATGTTGAGAAAGACGCGATTGCGCGCTATGGATGAGCGTATGAGAAAGCTCTTCACGCACCTGTCGATTTTGGTTCACAAGCTGACATGCGACCTGTGGGCAACGACCCGCACGAGTGGGCGACGAGCAGCTATCACGCGTACAAGATGTTTAGGCTTCGTCCGGACGGACAGTCATTCGAATATCGGGACATGACCGACAAGGAGGCTGACGATTACAATTGGCAACGAGCCATAAAGTAAGCGGCCCCTTCGAAGAGGCCGCACACTATCGCTGAGCGAAATAGCCCCCTCGCGCTCGTTCATGTGCTGCGGAGAACCTTTAACGAAGCCGAAGGAAGACCACAAAGGTCGTGACGGCCTACCTGAGGTCTTACGGTAGCTTGCTATCTGGAGAAGCAAGAGCTAATTGAGCCCTGTCGGCGTTCTCATTCGAGTTTCTAACTTCCCGAACGCCAGACTGGAGGCCAAATGGACATGTTGCATTTCCCGGCGCGAAACGAAGGTCGCCGAGAGCGTCTCACGAAGTTGATTGTCCTCGGCCTTTTTATTGTACAGATGGCGGTTGCGATCTGGTTGATAACCACCCTTTGGCCGCCGAAGTCTTGCGAAGATCGGATGAGCGGTGTCGAATGCGCCCATGAAATCCAGGGCCTTTAGATCATAGTCGCTAGCACGGTCTGAGCGATGATCTTGGCATATAAGTCCACTCCGGCCTTGCTCAGGTGCGTGCCGTCGCCAGCATCATAGTTCAGGTCGTCGAGTTGCCCGGTGCTCGCCCTTACCTTCCCAAGCGCGTCATGGATAGGCACCAGAACCGCCCCGTTATTCGCGCACCAGGTCGCATAGTTTGCGTTGAAAGCACGGATGTTCGCCGCCATCGTATCGTTGCCGGCGGTATATGGTGCGATCTCCGAAATGAACAGCCGATCGACGTTCGATAGCAGTGCCAAGACGCTATACATGTCTTTTTCGATCGCCGCCCAAGTCCTGCCGGCGGCAACATCGTTCACACCGCAATGCAAATGCACAATCTTCGGTGCAAGCTTGTTCTCAGCCGCCGAGCCGTAAGTCCAGTTGCTGATGAGCGCCGCCTGGTCAGCCCACGTGGTGCTCCCCTTGCCGTTGTTCTGGTAGTCCAGACCGGCAAGGTTCAAGCCAGAACGCGCGATCGCCTGATACATCGGGTCGCTGTCGCGCTCACCGGTCGGCCCAGTGCCATCGACGCCCGTCAGCCACATATGACCAGCGCCGCCGTTGTGGCCGGCGATGATGCTGTCGCCATGAGTTACAATGACCGGCGTGCTTCCCATTGCGAACAGGCACATATCGGAATCAGCCCCTGCGCTGGCGTAACTTTCACCGCCAGCCGCGAGACCCGCGATAAACTGCGAGGTTAAACCGGCATTACAAGCGATCTGCCAAGATGTTCCGCCTGTGCCACCGTTCAGCCAAATACCCACTTTGTCACCAGCTTGAGCAGGCCCGATCGGTCGCGCAAGATCAAAAGTTCGTATACCCGTACCAGCTCCGATGAGCATCGCGTCTGATGTGTCGATGACGTTGAATGATGCGCCGTTCGGCCGGAGAACGAGAAGTTTGAAATTATTGCCCGCATCTCCTCCATTAGCAAACACGTAAACGGATACTCTGCGGATCAAGCCGTCCTGACGAACTCCGCGCGTCACACCCGCATGCACGAACGTGCGGCCCGCAGCGGAAGTGCCGCCACTTACCGCACTGGTACCGACAAGAGGGTTATTGTGCCCTGCCCAAAAAGCTCGACCGCGGATAGCGGACTGCTTCATCCGGCGCATCGTCTCGCGATAGCTCGCATAAATCTGATGACCGCTTCCGTCCACTTTCGGCGTCAGGATCTTGAATGCATCATTACCTACGACAGGCGGGAGGTTGACGCCTGCAGCAGAAGCCGCGGCAGCATTCTTGGACCCTTCAGCCGCTGCTGCAGCTGCTTCAGCCGCGGCCACAATGGCGCCGGAAACCTGATCGTTCAGAATTCGGAATGTGGATCCGACAACGACCCCGAACACCATCATTCCCGAGACAAGGCCACCAGCGACAATGTCGTTGCCGGTGTTGCTCTTGATCGTGAGTGTGGGGCCGCCGTTGAAGGAGACCGTGACAGGCGATCCGGTGTTGGTCGTTGCAATCGGCAAGACCACAAGCGCCGATCCGGACGTTGGTATCGATGTAGTGGCCTGGATGGCATTCGCCGTGCCCGTCCCGGCATTCTGCGCGCTGATGAACGAATATGGCAGATCGGCGATTCTCGCCCAAGATCCCGATCCTGAGACGCCATTCTTCTTGTAAATGCCGTTGTAGGATGGCGTCGTATCGAGAACTACCCACGCCATGGTGTTCGCAGACTTCGACAGGTCGGCAAACAGCTCCGTCCGCGTCGAATATAGGGAAGCATTCGCGCCGAGCGACGAAAGAAGGCTTTCCAGCCACGTGCCCCAAACCCTAATGAGGGCTTTATCTGGCCAATACGGTGCGCCTGCCGGGCCGTCTGCCCAGATCGTGTTTGCGGTCTCGACCATGTCGGTTCCTACTTAGACTGTGATTGTGGATGAGGCTTGCGTGGCGGAGGGGATGCCGGAGCCGTTTTCGGCGCCGCACCAGTATTTCCAGGTCCCGAGGCCTGGCGTGTCGGTGAATGAGATCGTCTGGTTGGCCGTCACGTTGTACTGGCCGATCAGTGTGGCCGCCGCGAAACTCTGCGACGTCAGGCCTCGCTTGAAGACGAGGAACCGGGTGTTGTCGTTCGCGGCCTTGGCGCTGACGGTGACCGTTCCGGACGCATTGCTGGTCGTCATATTGGTCGGGACGCCCGGTGCAGTCGGGTCGACGGTGGATGTAACGTTCGCAGTCACCGACCATGGACCGTAGTCGCCGTCGGAGGCGATGAACGCAACTTGGATATCCAGCAGCTTGTTCGATGGCACGACGTTCGTGCTCATGTCGATGAAGCCACCAGCCGGTACAGCGTTCTCAAAGCGCTGTTCCACCCACGCCCCGGGAATGCCGGAACCGGCGTCGGCAAGGCGATACCTGACGACGGGGACAAGGCTGGCATCCTGAGGGTCGATAATGACGACACGGACGTAAACGCTTTCTCCGTTCGGTCTCGCCTGAACCAGGTTGATGACAGGCGTTAAAACGCCGTCAGGGCTCGTTCTAGGCGGCGTCGATGGCTGCCGGCCTTCATCTATCGCTGGGTTCCATGCATCGATGTTGTCCGGGTGCCGTACGATGTCCATCACAAAGCCGCCCTGCAAGAGCGAGAGCACCGACTTGCGGTTCTCGACAATCTTGCCGTCCAGCTTCGGGAGCATGTTCGGCGTGACCAGGCGCACCCACCGGCTATAGACCGAATTGATGCCGGAAAGCCTGACGTTGAGCTGCCCCGTCACCTTCTGCTGTAGGCGAAGCCAGTCTCGCTTGCCTAGCCGTCGAGCCTGCCGCCACTGCTGAACCCACTGGTAGTTCGCTTCCTGCGCCAGAACGCGACCAGCGACTAACTGGGCCGCTGTATCTTCGAAATAGTCCGTATCGGATGTCGCATAGCCGATTTCCGGGTAGCAGAATTTTGGGACAAGGCGATTGCACTCATCCTCGAAGAGCACGTCGTACTCGATCTGATGGCCGACGATATCGGCGTCTGTCAGCGTCGTCAGATACTTCGCGCGGAACTTTCCGACGATGAAGAGCAACGCACCGTCACCGCGCTCGCAGATCCATCCATCGCATGACGAAAGGATTGCATTCGTCCCGGCCTTTGGGTCGTTTTCCGTGGTGTCGAAGCCATTGCACTCGTAGCGTCGCTCGAAGCCGCCGCCCGCAAGCGGGACAAGCTCATCGCATACATCAGCCTCTTCCTGCCACATGTCGAGAACAGGAAGGATCGCGCGCCTATAATCTCTGCGGTGGCCGAACTCATTGAAGCACTGATGCCAAGCCATGATGACAGCGGCGTTGCGCGTCCACTGCCATGTGTTCGGATTTTGAGGATCCTGAAGCGGGTCACGGAAATCCCAGCATAGCGCCATGTCGGCCTCGACAGACAACTGCGGCGGCCCGTATGGGAATGTCTTGTTCTGCCGCTCCGCCTTGTCGCTGGTCGCGATCATTCCAAGAGAGGCTTGTCCGTCACCGCGATGAGCGTTCGTCCAGACGCCTTGCGATGCCAGACCGCCTACAATGCTTGCATATGCCGTTTCAGGAACGAGGCCGGTTCGATGGAAGATTTGGACGTTCTGGCGATAATTCGTCCCTGACGCGATGAGGCCATTGACGTCGATCGTCACTTCATCGTCGTGCAGCCAATAACGGTTGACGGACTTGATACGGTGGCCAGCGATGGCCTGGACGGCATAGAGCTGCTTGCCTACGGCTTCCCAGAGCATGTAGGCACCGCCGACGCGGTTCCGGCCGACGCCCCACCAACGGTAAGGGATCGACTGAATCTTCGGTATCTTCCCGTCTTCCGGCTTCGGCGGCTTTGGAGCGAGAAGCGCCTGGATCCCGATCGAGATCGCCGTCGTCGCAATAGCAGCCGCACCCGTCGCCAGAACACCGGCAGTCGCGGCAGAGAAGCCGAGCGACGTAAACAGGCTGGTGAACAGCGGAGTGAAGATCGGATCGTAATGCGCGGTTGTGCCACGCAGAAATCGATCCTGCCATTCCCACCGGTGAGCATCGAAATAGTGCTCGGCCTCGCTCGGGACGCTTTCGTAGGTCGTCTTCAAGCTCATGCGGGCAGTCTCCAGGCGGCAATAAACTCGGCCTTGGTCGCGCGGACGCCGCTCGGGTGGATGCAGGCCCAGAGAGGCCCGAAGCGGATGGCCCCGATCAGCGCTTCGGCTTGATCTTCAAACGTCTCGCCGGTCATGGCCTTGATGAGCCCTATATCGCCCGTGTCGAGGTCCTGGATGCGCTTGGCCTTGAGCGGTGCAAGCTGTCGCTCCATGAGCGCGAGGTTTCCGCCGTGGATATCCAGGATGCGTTGTGCCTCCTGACGCGTGCTGTAGGTGCCGCGGAACTCGTCAGCCGGGTCGATACCGATTACCCTCTCGACCCACGAGGCCGGGAAGGTCAGGCAGTCGTCACCGCCCACTCCGCCCCACCGGAAACGGTGCGGGAGCGCAAGGAAATGATGAATGTCCATGAAGCCTCAGCTGAAGACCGGCCATTTCGGCTGGATGCCGCGGGCAAGCCTTGGCGTGCCGTCGCAGAATGCATCTGTTGGATAGAGCGAACGCTGCATCGCGTCCGACCAGAGAACCTTGGAAGGTCTGGAACGCGTATTCTCGCCGGCAACCACTGCCAGGCTGAGCGATAGTGTTGCCGTCTCCCCTTCCCGGATCGGTGGGCGCGCTTCCTTCGGGTGCGATGCCACTCCCGTCCAGATCGGGATGATCTTGCTCATCGGCTGGTAATAGCGATCTAGCGTCGTCAGTCCGACCTGAACGAGCTTGCCGCGCACCGGCGGGATGCTGTCAATCATCTTGGCGCCGGTGGCCGGGTCGATACCGGAGACCGAGAAGTCCACCGCATCTGATGTGCCGTTAACCAGCACCTCGAGTGAGGGCACGCCGATCAGGCGACCGCCGCCCAGATAGACCGTTCCATCCGGGTCGATGCCATCGAATCCGATAGGCACGTCATTGACGCCGAACCACATATGCAGCGCCGGATCTGTGTCGATGCGCAGGAACACGCCGAGCTGATGGCTGCCGCGCATCTCCTCGATGACCTCGGCCGGCACATATTGAGCCGAATACGCCATCAGAATGCTTCCGTGAACTGCACCGTCGGGCGGGACGAATACCAGCCCCGATAGGTCCAAGGGATGGTGACGCCCTTCGGCAGCTTCATCACGCAACGCGGGCGGGCTAACTCAACGCGAGTGCCAGCAGTAACTGCGTCACGCAGCGGAGGGCTGAGCGCCAGCCGGTAAATCGGATCGGCGTCGTCGCTTTTGTCGATCACCTCCCAATGGCGATAGACGCGCCAGCCCTTGGTTGGATGATAGATCGAGAACCAGTCAGACCATCGAAGGCTTCTGGCCGCACCAACAACGCGCATGGACAGGATACCGGCATTCAAAGCCGCGTCTTCAGTGACTTCGCCGTATACGGTCGCCTGAGAGTACCCCGAACCATCAGAGAACAGCGATCCATCCGAATGAGGGATGCCCTTGATGATCGGCCGGCGGGTGCCTCTGATCACCGGGAAAGGCCCGATCTTGTCGTTGACGATCGGAACGTTGATGAAGCGGAACCCGCCATTGAGGCGGGCACCAAGCCAATTCAGCACCTCGAAGCGCTCGTCCGGTCCTTCCAGCACCATATTCGAATAGGTAGCGGTGATGATGCCACCCCCCGATGTTTCGATGCTGATCGGCTCCCCTACCCCGTTCACGCCGCCATCAAGGCCGCTTCCGGGATTGTCAAAGCTTGCTTCCGTCGGCCGCAGGAAATCCACGGGAAACATCGGTTGATCGGTATAAACGGCCATCCTCAGCCCACCCGTGAATTGAATTTCTTCTGCGTGTTGCCGAAGCCGCCGCGCGCCTGGTCGATCTTGTCCTGGTAGAGCGCTTCTTGTGCACCCTGCCGGGCGAGTTCGCGGACATGCTCGTCACCGCTGCCGCCGTGAACATGGACCTCGAGCTTGCGAGGCGAGGACTGGCCGTTGTCGTTGCCCGCACCCATCATCTGGGCGCTACGGTTGGTGTTGAAGACCTGCGAACCCTGCGGCAGGTTTACGAGTTCCGGCCCGCGCTCGCCGACGATCGACAGGCCGCCCGGCGCGTAGTTGGTGCCATCGGCATAAAGACCGATACCGCCGAGCTTCCAAGCGCTCGCGAACTGCGCCGAAGATGAGAAGATGCTCTTGCCGACTCCAGAAAGGGCACTCAGGAGCCCGCCGCCGCCGCCGGAAACACCGGCTGCCAGCGACTGACCAGCCTGCGAAAGGCCGCCGCCCAACTGTGTGAGGCCTTGCGAAGCCGAGCCTGCAGAGTTCGCCAGCTTGTTGACGGCATCTGCCGCGGTTTTGCTCGCGCCGCCGATCCCCTCGAAATTGCCGATCCCGGCTTTACCGGCGCCGTACCATGCGCCCCAGCCGTTCTTTGCAGCGTGATCGAGCGCAAAGTCGACGCCGGCCGGACCATTTTCAGCGAGAGCAGGGTCACGGCCGGTCTTTGCCATGAAGGCATTGCCGAGACCGCCGCCCTTGTAGAGCTGGAACGGACCGAATGAAGGCTCACGGATGCCGCTCTTCATGATGTAGTTGGACTGCTGGTTCCAACTACTCAGGCCACCCTCGGACTTCGCCACGCGCAGCGCGATGTCAGGGTCGATGCCCCGGGCAGTCGCCGCCTGGCTTATGTAGGAGGCGATGTCACCGAGCGGCGCACGGCTTACCGGGACAACCGGTGCCTTGCCCATATTGTCATTGGCAGCCGTTCCGAGCACCGCCGAGGCGATCGAGCCGACGCCGGCAGATGCGCCGCCGCCCTTGCCGCCTGTGAACAAGCCGGAAATCAGATTTCCGATGCTGTCGAAAAACTTCTTCCACAGGTCCGATGCCTGGCTCGTGATCGCGGCCTCAAACCCTTTCAGGAATGCTTTACCGATATCGTGGCTGCCGGAAATGAGTTCGCTGCTGAACGCATTCCCGAAATCGTTGGCAATCTCTTTGGCCTGCTGGCCGCGAAGCTGCTGGCGGATAGCGTTGGCCTCGGGTGAGTTCAGATCCTCATTGAAGCCGTAGCGGTTCAGCGTGGTCGCAACCTGCTGGTCCATGGCGCTGCGCTCGGCCTGACGCTGCTGGAAGCTGATGTCGAGCCAGAAGTCGGCCTTTGCCTCCTGCGCACGGCGATAGGCCTTCTCAAGTTCGCTGACCTTGTCGGTCTGGTCGTCAATCTCGAAGAAATTCGGCTTCTGACCTGGTACTGGGACATTCACCAGCTTGCCATCGCTGTTCAGGATCGTCGGCGCGCCGGGATCTTGGTCAAGCTCAAGTGGCCGCCGCGTCGGGGTCGGCACGTTCGACGGGATGAAATCGGATGGCCGGAAGGTGCGCCCACCATCGGTGAAGGTCGAACCGGAAATGATGTCCTGCACATTTGAGCCGCCGGCTATGGCTTTGATCCACTCGGTGCGGGCCTTCTGGGCTGCCTCGACCCCGCGATAGATGGACTCCGTCACCTTGTCGAAGGCTGCCTGGAAATCCAGAACTGCCGGCACGCCATACTGCGTTACCGCATGCGCCAGTTCCGTCTGCACGCGATTAAGGTCGGCCATCGATGCCGTCCCATCGTCCAGACGGGAGCGAAGGTCGCCCCACGCCTCGCGCAGGTCGCGGATGACCACGGCATTGCGCGGATCGCCCTGCAAGGCGCGAAATGCCGCAACGCCCTGCTTCTGAATGGAGTCGAGGTTTTCCGACAGGCCATCCAATTCACGACCGGCGAGGATCTCGCCTGCCTGCCTGCCCTGTGTAAGCTTGTCGGCGCGGTCGAGTTGGTCGACATAGGCTTTCAGCGCCGGGGTCGCATCGCCCCATAGCTCTGCGGCTCGTCGGATGACTTCGTTCTGCTCTTCGAAGAGTTTGCTGGTCTTCCCGGTACCGCTCTCGGCCGTCGTGAAATACTGGACGAGCGCCGCAACGCCGGCAGTCAGGCCGATCGTCACCAGCGAGACCGGGTTGATGAGCGAGCCGAAGGCAGCCACGAGACCGGCAACTGGTCGCTCCATCGTGCCGAGCACCGAAGCAAGCTGCGTACCCTGCTGTAGGCCGATCATGAGCGGGTTCATGCCCATGGCCGCGGTGACGGCGATGTCCTGAAACTGATAACCAGCGTTGATGCCGGCCGCACGCTGGGCGCCGGAGACATTATTGCTGTTTGCAGCCTTCACGGCAGCGCCGGCAGACGCCGCAGAGGTACGAAGCTTCTCATATGCCTGACGCTCACGATCAAGCGCCTGCGTCATCTGCTGGGCGTTGATGACCCCAAGCTTATGGGCGCGTTCGATTTCGCCGATGGCCGTTTCGTAATTGCGGGTAGCCTGGGCGAGCGGCTGATACTTCAGTGTCAGGCGCTCGATCTCCATGCGGAAGGCGCGCACATGGTCATCCTGGTCCGCCAGCGATTTCGCCATGCGCTCCATGGGCGGAGCGGCTTTGCTGGCACCATCGGCGGCGCGTGAAAGAGCGCCGCCTAGTGACGCAGCTTCGGTTTCGAGCTTATCCGCCGCCTGCTGTGTGCGGTTGGCGGCGGCCGTCAGTCGGTCAAGATCAGCAGCGCCGGAAACGGCCTGCGAACTGTCGATCTTGAAGCCAAGTGTTGCCTCGGTCATCCGTCACTTCCGTTTATTGGGGAAAATCGCGTCGAATAGTCTGCTCGTGAGGGGTCGCTCCGAAACCTGCTGTTCAGGCTCTTCCTTCTCGACTGCTTTCTGTGCCATGAGCTCGCGCCGCTTGAGGTCCATCGCGATGATGGCATCAAGCTGCCACTGCCGGAGCGTGACGCCACGGAGCCGTGACCACTCGGCGATAGCCTGAAACCCTATCGCATTCGCTCCGAAACCATTCCCGGTGCGCTGGCTGTCGAGTTCGCGGAACCAATACCAGACCTGCTCGCCTGCCACAGGTACCGCGATTTTCTTTCCCTGCTGCTGATCGACGATGAGCTGACAAAGCCTCGCGATCAGCTTTTGGTAAAAGAGCTCCGGCGAACCGCCCTTACCTCGACCTGGTCACGGATGATTCTGAATTTGGCATAGAGGTTGCGGACATTCTCTTCCGAGAAGGGAATGACCTGGCCGCCGATCTTCGGGTTTGGCGTCCAGTGTGTGGTAGACTTGGCGAGGATAGCGATCATGCGCTCGTCCGCGTCGTCCGTGGCGTCGGCCGCAGGGTCGAGGCTGGAACGCTCGGCCGCCTTCTTGGCGAACTCCGCTGCAACGTCGCGCATGGCCTTCTGCATGCGGTCGCTGTCAGGGCCGACAAAGCCGATCTTGAGACCGATCGGCTTGCCCTGCTCGTTGAGGATATCGATCTCGATGCCCTGCTCCTGTGATTGGATCAGGGATTCGAGGCCGGACAGGTCAGCGAAATCTTCAGTGCTCATCAAGCACCACCGACCGGAGCCACGGTGATAACCGGGCTATTGATTTCGACGTTGCCCTGCAGAAGGCGAGCCGTATTTGCGCCGCCGCCATTCTCCTGCGCCGTCATGACGATGCCGTAGAAGTATTTGACGGTTCCTGTCGGGACGGTCGTTGCGGTGTGGACGCCGCTCTGCGTGCCGGTGGTGGCGATTGCAGAGCCGCCCGGGGTGGCTGCGACGCTGAAGGTGTTCGCGGTCGAGCCGACGACATAATAGGTCGTGCCGGCCGTGATGCCGGTCGGAAGCGCGCCCGTGGTGCTGAACTTGATCGGAGTGCCGTCAGTCAGGCCGTGAGCCGTCCATGTGAACACGCCGGGCGTGGCGATGGTCACAGTGACCGGCGAGACCTTCGGCGGCGGCGCGTCATCGAAAGCGAGTTTGAACGGATAGTTGAAATCCGTGTTCTCGGCCGCGATAAGTGCGATCTGGCCGGGATCATTCGGCATGATGATGAAGTTGTTCTGCATCGATCCGGCATTGCGCGGGCCCTTGGCCTTCAGCGTGCGGCCAGAAGAAATCACGTCTTCGGAAATGAGCGTTGCGGCATCGCCGATCGCGCCCATCGTCTGCCAGCCCTTGAGCTCGGTCCAGATAACGGAGGCAAAGTCGGTGGCGTCGATATCGGCATCATCGGGAACCGAGTTGACGGCAGGGCCGATATAGATCTTGGCACCTGCAACCGGATAAAGCTGCGGCATGATCGTTTTCCTTCATGTCTGATTGCGCACTTGCCTAAGGTGCAATGAGGCAGGCCAATCAGGCCGGAACTTGCGGGTAGCAAAGCCACCGGGTGGTGACGGGTATGTTGTGGTGCGTCTCCCCGGTGACGAGGACGCCGATTTCTGGATCCTCGTCGATGCGGACCTGCGTATCGACGCGAAAAGGCTTCGTGCCGCGGCGGAAGTGCTCGCGGAGCTGACCGGCGACATTGTAGCCGTCGACGATCGCCGAGGTCTTTGGCCACATGACATTGGTTCGCATGAAGCCCTGCCTGATCGGGTCCATCTCAAACGACAAGTCCGTCTCGATCGAGCGGTTGAAGTGGACTTCGACGCTGACGAATTTGCTCGATGCGGTCGGCGTGAACGCTACACCCGGCAAGATCATCGTGACGCCGGTCGGAGGAACGAACTCCTGGCACCGCAAAAGCAGCGCCTGATAGATTTTCATTTCAACCGTGTCGGCCATCTGCTACCTCTGGCCCATGGCCGAAAAACCGCTCAGCGATGAAGAAGTTTACGATCTGCTCCACCGGGCACAGGCGTCGTTGCTGAACAAGACTGTTCGGACGAAGCATGCTCAAGACGTGCTCTCGATGGCCATCCGAGACCTGACAATCATCCAGACCGCCTTCCTGTCGATCTCCGAAGGCGTCAAGCTTGATCGAAGCGAGCTCGAACCTTCGCCTCAGCCTGAGTGACAATCTGCGGCCACCTCTGCGCCACTGCATCGACGAAACCGAAGCCTGTCTGGTTATAGGAGCGCCCGAGAGCGTCGGTCCCGACGAAGCCGTAATTCATGCGAGCGGCATAGGCGGCCTGAAAACCGAGATAGACGGTGTCACCGAGCTGCGATCCAGCGATGACCAGTTCGATCCCGCTATCCTGAAACTCTGTCTTGTCCTGGCGGATCGTCGGCATCTCTGCCGTCGAAGCCATCAGCGAGCGCCGCAGATTTCCGAGATCGACAGGCATGCGCCCGCCTTCCGAAACAGGAACCCTGACCTCATTGGCGACAGTCTGCGCAGCCTCATGAAAGATCGCTTCCTCGCGCTCAAGCTCTGCTTTCGCCCATTCCGATACCTGGGCGGCAAAGGATAGGCCCTCAGTCGACATCAGCGGCCACGCGATCTGGCGTAGGCTTCGGCGAAGTCGAAATTGTATTCGACGTCACACCGGCAGCCTATAACCTCGTCGGGACCGGCGCCGAGGCTGGTGTCGCCCGGATAACGAAGCAGCGCACCGCTCGGAGACTGGAATGCCAGGTCCATGCCCTTGACCTCCTGAGCGTTCAGAACCTGGTGCGTGTGCCTCACGCGGCTGTCACCAGCCGACCGCCACTTGCGGGTGACGAGTGTCGCGTCCCTGCCCGACTTGGCAAGCGCCTGATTGAAGGCCTCATGCTTTGCCGACATGACCGAAGTCGTCGTCTCGGTTCTGGCGATCGTCTCACCCCGAAGCCGCAAGTTCCGATCTCGCAGGCGCATCAGCACCTTGTCGAGCGTCTCCTTGTCCAGCGGCTTTCCGGCTGCGATAGCGCGCTGGACGGCCTTATCGAGCCGCTTGTCGCGGGTCTTGAGCGTCAGATACTTCCGCATCAGCGCCGGGTCGCCCGACAGAAGGTTGATGCGGGTGCGCTCGATGAGCTCTGCCTGAGGGCCATTGAGCCCGATGATGCCGCCTTCCCGCCTGCCGGTGGTCGCCGACTTCCTGCCCACAAGGTCCAGAGCAATCTTGGCCGGTCCTGCGCCCTGCGAATAAGCCTCGACGATCGTCTGCCGAGCCGCTGCGACCGTTTGCTCGCTGATGTTCGTGATCATCGTCGAGGAAAGATTGCGGATGTTCGCCTCTGCCCCTTGGTTGCTCACGTCCCAGCGGAAGACGATGCGATTACCGAAAGCGTCGGCGAGCCGCGGCATGTTTTGCGACGTCAGCAGGCCGCCGGCGTCGTATGCCTGCCTCAGCGCTTCAGACAGCGGGCGGAAGGCTGCAGGATCGATATGCAGCGCCTTAATGGCGCCCTCGATGTCCCTCGCCTCAAGCTTCGCCACGACCTCGCGCAGGACAATCTCGCTCTTGATATCGTCGATCGCGTCGAGGAATGCCTTTTCGAGCGTCGGCGAGAGCTTGTCGACGAGCTCAAGAAGCTGCTGGCGAAGGGTTGGCAATCTCGACCTCTACCAGTTCGCCGTCTTCGGTGATGTCGCCATCGGCGAGCGCGACGTCGAAGCCTTTCATCGCGACATCATATGGGATGCCGAATTTTGGCCAAATGCGCGTGGCTGTTGACAGCGGAAGGATGCTTTCGCCCGCCATCTCGCCGATGACGCCAACATACTTCGGCTTAATATAGCCGCCGCTCGCTAACACCGGCTTTGCGACGGCAGGGGCGGCGAGCGCAGCGAAAGGCGCGGACGCAAGAGCCCCAAGAAACCCGCGCCGGTTCATTCGGCTGCGTCCTTCTTCGCCTTTTCCTTCGGAGCCGGCGGCTCTTCCTTCAGCTTCTGCCCGACGCCGATGGTTTCGAGTGCAGTTGCCTCGCCTTCGGGCAGGTCCGTCAGGATCGAACCGGCTTCCCGGCCCTTGTACTTTTTGGTGAGCAAGACGTTCGTCATGGTGCTGTCCTTCCTTGGCAGATGAAGACGACGTTGGTCATGCCGTCGTAGTTGTTCGGATCGTCATGGACGATTTGATATTCCGTGCCGTCAGCGCCGATCGCCATGTCCCCGACCTTTGGAGAGACGCCTATCCCGATCGAGCCGATGTAAAGCTGCTTGTCCGATGCCAGGATGTTCGTGCCGTCCACGTAGCGGCGGTCATAGGTCGCCGGGAAAAGTCGGCACGGGTAATCCGTCGGCGTGCCATCGCCACCGGCGACTGGATCGGGCGGAGTGATGCGGCGGATGGCGCCTGCCTGCCCGTACTTGGTGATGAGGCGCTGCGCGGTCGCCTGCAGTCGGGTGTAAAGCGGATCAGCCACAGCGAGAGCCACCGATCGACAGGATGCCGAAATAGACGAGATCCTCGCAGCGCAAGTAAGGCGCGAGCATGCCGTCGACGATCGAGATCAGCGGCGTGATGCCGGCGGCAGTGCCATCGGATTCGGCGGACTGATATTCAACCTCGAGCTGCCCGACCTTCTCGCGCTTGACTGCCGACGAGGCTGAGCCGACGACCGACAGCGATCCGGGGGAAACCGCCTCCTGATAAGCCGCCTCATACGAGGCGTTGATGACGGCAGCCGGCACGGCATTCGACGGCAGAAGCTTGCCGTTGACGATGGCGCCTTCGCGCGGCCACTGGCGCTCCTGTGCAGCATCTACCACAGAGCCGAGGAAGCGAGCACCGTAGACCGCGTCGATATAGTTACTGCCACGGTTGCGGAGCACGCCAGGGGCCAGCGCGCCGCTCGGCAGAGTGTAGCCGTTATCTGCTAGCCAGGCCGTGAAGCCTGCATCGTCGCCGTATCCAGCCATTGAAGTTTCCTATCAGGGGGCCGCGTACATGATCGGCGCTGCTATTGCTGCCTGAGCCGCCGCGCCCGCGGAGTTGTGGTGCAAACCATCGGCAGTAAACGAGACGCCACCGGTGCACTGCCACTTCCCTGTGCTGCCCTCTTCGACGCCAGTGCAAGGGATGACGCCATCGATAGTGCCATCGGCGACTTTGTCGTCAAACCATGCATTCATGACGTCACGAAGCTGACCGCCTGGCTCGAAGCCATCTTCAGGGAATTGGTTTGCAAGGGTGGTGTACCCATCGTGCCAGTAGATTTTGCCGTTTCCTGCAAAAATCGTTGCTGGGGACGAGCCCGGAGCCGAAGCTGCGGTATAGGTGAACTGTTGACCTGAGACAGATGTCACTGTCACGGAACCGTTGTACGTGGTGGGATTCGCTCCGGCGATCGTGATGGCCTGTCCATTCGTAGGCACCGGTTGCCCGGTTTGCACCGTTGCGGTGCACGTTGTCCCGCTTGCGGTGAGCGAGGTAATCGTCGGGCCTTTGACGCGAGGAGAGATTTTCGCCTGATAGACTTTCAAGCCCGCTGCTTTTGCAGGAAGCCATATAGAGTTCAGAAGATTGTCTTTCAACGCTGCAACGACCGTTGCCTTGTTTTGCGGGGAGGTGGTGACCGTCGATGACGCCTGCCCCAAGTCGTTCGTTGAGAACTCCGACAGCAAATGAGAGCCATAAGGGAAAGCCGAGCGCCGGGCAGTTCCCTTTGACCCCACCATGTTCGACGCTGTTTCGGTGGGGCGCCCGAGCTTGATGTATGGTGTCGGGGTTCCGGCTCCATCACCAATTCCGCACGCGCGCGCCGGCCATGCACGGTTTCCCATGCTATCACCTGTCGAGTCCCCTGTGCTGTCGAGAATACTATTCCCGAGGAGGACCCACGCTTTCGACGTGGATGAGCGCATTCCCATAACCATCGTCGGGCCGAGATAGCCAATATTGGTCTGAGACCCGCCAGACGGAATAGCGAGCGCCCCTACCGCATCGATTTGGGAAACAGATGCCGTCGAACGCACCATGTTCTCGCCGGTGGCCGGGCTCAAAATTCGAGCGTCGGAAATGTAGACGTAGTCTCCAGACGCGACGATGATTCCGATGCGATACCAGAAAGCGGTCTTCTTCGGGATGGTGAACCCCAAAGGCACAAGGTCACTCTGGAAAAACCGGTTCGGATTCGAGATGGGGATAAGCTTGGATAGCGCACCGCTGTCCCATGTCAGCATCTTTCGCTGGCCGTTGTATTCGACTGCCATCTCGACGGTATAGGGACATTCGAGAGCCGCTTCACCACCCGCCGACGTCATGAAATACGCGGGAAACCCAACCTGGATCTCTGTTATGTCGTCCGGGCCGGAGTACGCCTGCGGTCGCGCTTCGAACCTGGTGAGATTTCCGTCTCCTGAACCGCCGAGCTTAACGACATTAGATGTTCCAATGCCCCGGGTGGCGATAGCGCGCAATACTCTGGATGGGGAATCCCCTCCGGAGATGATGCCAGCCCCAACCAGAGCAGCGACAAGGTTCGTTGAAAGAGCCATCGGTGTCTCCTTGGCTGCTCTGATTTTCCTGGGGAGGAAGGGTTAGGCTTCTTTCTTGTGGAGCTCGACGAAGGCGGCTCTGTCCTCTTCGGACAGTGTGTCGAAGCCGTCGAGATCGTCCTTTCGGAGGCCCTTGGTCACAGGTTCACCGTCCTTGGTGACGACGTAGTAGCCGCCACCCTTGGCCTCGACCTTGTAGGCGGAGTCGTTGGTGATCGGCTCCTTGCCTTCGGTCGAACCGGAGACGACTTCGTACCGGCCTACCCAGTCGGTCGGCTCCTTCTCGAGCTCGATTTCAGTGCCGATCGGGATTTCTCCGCTCGGGTTTTCCTTGCTCGGAGCCCCATAGAGGCCGGACGAGGTTGCGCCCTTGAACGGCGCGATGATCTTGATGCGCATAGTGGGCCTCCTTCGGCCATTGCGTGATGAGGGGAAGGCCCCGCCCGAAGGCGGAGCAGTTCATCAGGTGCTGACGCTGTAGAAGACGCCGGAGCGGCCGTTGATGTCGGCGCGGATTTCGATGCCCAGCGCGTTCATGACGAGGAACTGATAGTTCGCCGTCGGCGTGTTGCGGGGCATCGCGGTCGTGTTGGTGGCCATGCCGACCAGCGGGCGGATGTACTCAGCCGACGGCACGAAGCCGAAGAACTGGTTGCCAGTGAGCTCGAAGGACACCGCGATCTTGTTGATGCGGCGGTTCTTCAGCAGCTCATTGAGGCGGGTGCCCAGCGTCGAGCCGGCAGACGGATTGATCTGCTGGTCGAGGTTCCGCATGATCTCCGGAGAGACATACAGGTTGACCTTGCCGACGATGTAGTTTGCGTCGAGCATGGCGCCGAACGGGCCATTGAAGAACGCATCGAGCTGCGCCCAGGTGGCCGTTGTGAGGTCGATGTTGTTACCGGACGGGCCGATGTTGATCGACTTCGAGTAGGGCGAGGTCTTGATGCCGTATCCCGTATAGCCCTGGAAGACGATGTTGGAATCGCCGTTCAGGACATAGAGGGCGTTGTCGCGGCGGATCTTCGCCGTGATGGCTTCCTGGTCGTCGGAGAGAGCATCGAAGTTCTCGGACTGCAGGGTATTCCACTCGCGCCACTCGCGGCCGTAACCGGACGAGAAGATCGGCACGGGCGTTCCCCGGTAGTCATAGGCGACCTTGTCGAGGCCGACCGGGACCTGACCGGAGATCGAGCGAACGACCGCGCCGGCATCACCGGAGACGCGGTTGAGCATCACGATCTTGCCGATGTTGACCGTGCGGGCCAATGGCATCAGATCGGCCATCCAGACCTGGCCTTCGTCGGCGCGCATCACCCGGCGGGTGGTGTCGTCGAGGTCGAACCAGGCATCACGCGGCAGGACAGCAGAAGCGTTCTGCAGTTCCGCGAAGTGCCCCTCCACATTGTGGAAGTGCTGGCGCTCGGCCGAGACTTCTCCCCACCACTGCGCATGCGCCGCGGAGTTCGCGACAAGCTGTTCGTCGAAGTAACGCATGTCGGTTTCTCCTTATGCGAAGTGGTAGCCCTTGGCAGCGCGGACGCTGACAAGCTGGTCGGCACCAGAGGTGTTGTTGTAGGCCTCGTTCGCGAAGGCCACGACGAAGTTGCCGGATGCCGCCGGCACGAACTTGCCGTTGGCGTTGACCGTCAGCGCCGCGTCCTGGGCGATGTTGTTGCCAGTCGGAACACGGACACGGAAGATCTGCTCGTCGATGAGCTCCATGCCGATGATCCGGTCGTTGGCCGGCCAGGCATCATCCACGCCCTTCATGGCGAGGTAGTTGTCCTGGACGATGAACATGCGGCCCTTGCTGGCTGCTACAGCTGCGACAAAGGCGCCGGAAGAGCGGACGACCGCGGTGCCTGGGAGAACCGAAGTGGCGCAGATTGCTTCATGCACCTGCGGCTTGGTCTCCTCGACAGGGCCGCCATAGATCTTGTTGTAGCGAGCCATTTACTTGTCCCCCTTCGGAAGCTTGAAGCCTTCGGCCTTCTCGCCGCCGCCGTTGAAGGCGGAGTTGAGGCCGACGGACTTCTGTGTGGTCGCCTGCGGTGCCAGGGCGCGCAGCGTGGCCAGCGGGGTTGCCTTCGCCGTCGCCTCGTCGAGGATCTTGGCGTTGACGACCTTCGTGACGAGCGCGGCATGCTCGGCGTCGTCCTTGGCCTTCTGGTTGGCGACCATCTCGGCCTGTGCGTCGAGCACGGGCTTGAGGGCGGCGGTGACGGAGTTGGCGATGGTCTCGCCGATCTTCGCCATGCTTCCCGAGAGGGCTTTGACCTCATCGGAAAGCGACTTGAATTGCTCGTCGGTGACAGGCATCTCGTCTTCCTTCGTGTTGGTTGAGGATTCCCGCTCGTTGAAGCCCAAGGCTTCCATCATTGCGGTCTTGGTCTTCTCCCACAGGCCGACGTTTTTCCGGCGCATGAGAGCTTCAACGAGGCGAGTTCCCGCCCAGTCGATTTCCTGATCGGCAGCATCCGTCAGAGCGGAGTTGACGACCTCGATGTCTTCCACCTCGCCCTTGGCGTTGACGAGCATGCCGACGCCCTGCTCGGGAGTGGCAGCGCCCTCCTCGCCCAGCAGGATCGCGTCATGGTCGAACACCATGTTTCGGGCGATGCGCTTGTGGTCGGCGGCGTTGACGGCTTCCATGGTGGCGAGGAGGCCAGTGGAGGTGTGGACCGGGCCGCCGGCCTCGATCGCAGCTAGAACGGCCTTGCCGCCTTCCGTACGGTTGGCGACCTCGACATCGATCACCTTGTCCAACAGCACCCGGCCGCCTTCCCGGCGAACGTTCTCGTTCCATGCCCCGATGTGGCCGATGTTGACGCCTTCCGGGTCACGAGCGGAGATGAACTTGCCGTTGACCAGCGGGTGACCGAGGGGAGCAGGCGAGCGGTTGAGCGTCAGATAGCTCTTCTCGATCTCTTCGGACGGGTACTTGATCCCGTTCATGATGATGTCGTCAGGCAGGGTTGCCGACGGCACGATCACCACATCACGGCCATTGCGCTTTTCCTTGCGGACAGCCTTCACGTTCGCCAGTGACCTGACGTTCACACGCACCTGGGGCATGATTGGTTATTCCTTTGGGGGTGTGGGTTTCCCGAGAGATGCGGCGGTTTCTTCGTCCGTCACTTCATCTCGATACTTGTCGCTCTCGGCGAGCGGCTCATAGCCGACGGCGCCGCGGATATCCTCGGGGGTGAACACCCACTCGCTGGTACCGGTCTTCTGGTTGACGTCTGCCATCTTCACGGCTCGATCGATCTTCTCGCCCATCGACGCCTCAGTGAGGTCGGCCTGATCGATGAACCAGTCCTTCTCCGGCAGGATGCCGAAGCGCTGGAGACGAGTGATCAGCTCCATGATGTTCGGATGCGTGATGTTCGTCCGGCGCGACATGTTCGTCTGCGCCCACTCGTCTGCATCTTCCTGGCTGGCGCGCTCGCCGGTCTGCATGCCCACGAGGATCTTCACCGGCATGTTGATCGAGGCCGCGAAGGAGTTCAGCGCCACTCCGTAGAAGTGCTCCGGCGACGGTAGCGTGACGTTGAGCTGCTTTGCCTGCATGCCCATCAGCATCAACAACTGATCGAAGCCGGCGTTGTAGTCGGCCACCTGGTCGTTCATCTTGTCGGCGAGCTGCTCGACGGTGACGCCCATGGCTTTCGCCATTTCGCTGATCTTTGCTTCCTTATCGACTTCGAACACAGGCGCCGACTTGGCGTTCTTCCAGAAGCCCTCGCCGCCCGCGCCCTTGACCTTGTCCAAGTCGATCAGGTCATTGAAGCCAGGCTCAAGGATCGAGCGGCCATAGATCGTGCCGTCGTCTGACCAGATCAGCACGCGATCGGGGTGGATGCGAAGCTGACGGTTCTGCTTCTTGTCACCGTCCAGTGCGGATTCGGTGAACTGATACATTGTCGGTTCGCCATAGGTTTCCGAGCGCGGATCGGCGTCGTACTCGGCGACCGTCACCTGGCCTTTCCAGACCGGGTCAACCTTGTAGAGGCCATCCAGACCACCCGGCACGCTGTCAACCGGCTGGTCGAATGCCTTGCCGTCCCTCACGCGGAGGATGACGCCGGAATATCCGCCCACCATTGCCATGCGATCGGCATCGGCAAGCTTGGCCCACAGGCGCAGCGAGGCGAACCTCTTTCGGATCGTCTTCTCGAGCGGCGTTTCTTTCCGCTTGCCTTTCTCCGAGCCGTCACGCTCCTGCTCGAGGAGGAATGGTGTGTCCTGCCACGTCTTGAGCGCCGTCTTGTCGACGCCAGCAGCCGCCACGCCATTCCGCAGGTACATCTTGTAGAGCTGGTCGAAACTCAGCTTGTCCGGCCAGCCGAAGTCCTTGTAGTAGTCGTGCTTGACGTTCGCGCCGGGGAAGAAGGCGGGGAACATGCTGCCGATACGACGCTGGACGTAGTTTGCCAGCATGACGACGTTGTTCATCGGTTCTTATTCCTCAGGAACATCGCAACGGTCGGGCCGACGGCGATGTTGACGTTGTCGGCTGCGATAACAGCGTCGGCCAGGTTGTGCGACTTCACGCCCAAGTCCTTCTTGAGCTTCAGCTTCGGGACGACGCGCTTCTTGCCCTCAGTCTCGACCCACCACGGGACGCACAGCTCCGTGAAGAGCGCGTCCAGCTTTGCGGCCCCCATCTTCGACGAGAAGGACAGCACGTCCTCAGGCTTGATGGACTGCCCTCGCGTCACCGCATTGAAGGTGAGCATGGCGCGGCGGGCCGTATTGGCCCACGCCTGCGCCTTAAGGTTCAGATATTCGTCCTTGTTGAGAGGACTGTTGGCATTGAGCGGGTCGCTCGGCTTGTCGCCATCCATGACACCGCCGCCAGCGTGGAAGGCATAGTGCTCGACGCTGGCCTTGTTCACCTCGTTCTGCTCGTCGATATAGCCGCCGACGAAAGCGCCGACGCCGATCGTGTCATAGGACACCGTGGCGTCTGCGTGCTTCGCCTTAGCCCATACCCGCTTGGCGTTCTGGACGAGCTCGTCTTTGCCAGATGACCAGTCCTCAGCATCCATGAAGATGCCGCCGATCTTGTCCGCCGTCGCGCTCTTGTCCTCGCCGTCGTCGGCCGGGTCGAAGCCAATGATGTTCCGGCCGGTGAGGCTGAGCTTGAGTACCTTGTGAGCGTCGACGCAGGCCTCAAGCCATTTGCGCTTGAAGATCGACAGCTCGCTATCGCCGAGTGGCACGCCCCCGTAGATGTGCTCGAACAGTTCGGGGTTTCGTTCCTGCATCGCTGCGATGTCGCGCAATGCCTTTGCCGACAGGAACGGGTTTTCCGTGTAGTTGATCTTCCGCACGATGCAGTGCGGCGGCACGTTGATGACGAAGTTCTTCCAGACGTAGTCGGTGACCAGTTTCGGATTGAACAGCAGGATAGCCAGGCTGTCTTCCTTGCGGATCGTCGGACCGATGACCGTCCACTGATCCTCGGTCAGCTTCTCGGCCTCTTCCACCCAGAGGATATCGACATCGGACGTGCCCTTGATGTCTTCAAGGTTGCGCTCGATGCCGTAGAAGATGAACTCAGCGCCGGTCCGCCGATGGATGATCGTCGTCTTCTGGACGTCGTATGCGGCTTCCAGCCCGAGATGAGCGATAGCCCACTTCAGTTCGGTATAGACCGAGTCCTGAATGCGGTTCTGGAAGCGCCGGATACAGAGCACGCGCATCCTGACGCCAACATGGTCGACCAGCCGCACGAGTTGGCAAGCCGTGTCCCTCGTCTTTGAGCTTGAACGTCCACCGTGAAGAACCGCGATGTCGTTCTCGCCGCAGAAGGCTTGCTCCCAGAAATCGAAGAGCGCCGGGTTCGTCAGATGGACGTTGGCGCTCAGTTCTTGCTTTCTTGCCGCAGCACCTCGCGCCATGTTCTCGTCTCGGTCTGTATCGGTGCGCCGTCTTTACCAGTGTGCTCGTGGCGCTCAACGAACATGCCCAGATGCTTGCCGATGTCGACGAGCGCGCCCTTCTTGTCGTGGAGCTTGAGCTTGATGCCGCCGGTGGAGTTCTGGCTGATCTCGGCAATCGCGGCGGCCGTGTCGTCATCGATCTCGTCGCTCGAAACGAGCTGGACGTTATTCGTGACAACATTCTTGATCACGAGGACGTCGCCGCCTTCCGGATTGTCCTCTTCAGTGACCAGAGTGCCTTGCCACTTGATGGCCTTGCGGATGTCGGAGAAGCCGATCTTTGCCAGCTCTTCCAAAACGCGCTCTTTCGTGATGGCGAGCTTTTCGATGGCCTTTTCGGTGGCCTTCCGCTCTACTGTCTGCTCCCACTCCATAAGCTCGGACACGCGTTGTCTGATGCTGTCTTTCTGCTGTAGCCGAGATGCATTCCCGCGGTCAGGTTTGAAGCCGGCCTCCGAATATGCGTCATCTGCTGTCTTGCCTTTGGACAACGCCTGCGCGAATTTCTCGTGGCGCGCGTTCTTTAGGACGGGCATCGGCAACCTTTGGAGGATTGGGAATGAACGACGCGAACGATAGTGACATCGGCAACGCTTGGACGGCGTTCATTCTCGGCCAACTTTTCAGCAACTGGCCTAGACGGCAGGATCTTAACGCTATGGACGTTGCGGCGGCTACAGGAATGGAGCCAAGGCACGACCCTGAAGAGATGTTTGAGGACCTCGTCAGATGGCTTCATGAAAACGGGTATGTACGGATCGGCCAAGAGGGAGATTCCGGCAACTTCTACGGCGTCTCTCTCACGAACCAAGGTTTCTCAGTATTGGGCGAGCAGCCTTCTGGCTTCGACCGGCCCCTCGGCACGAAGTTGAAGGAGGTCGCCTCTTCCACCGGGGGAGAGATACGATCCACCATCATAGCTGAACTCGTCGGCGCGGTTGTAGGCGCCGCCGCTAAGCAGTTCATCTCATGAACATCACAGCGCCCGCCACAGGTTTTCGCCCGGCGGCTGATACGAGCGGCATGCGGTGAGGCAACCAGCAGCCATGCAGGCGACGGCGATGCCGAATAGAACTGCAATCACGGCTCGTCTCATATCGCTCTCCAAAGGAAAGCCCGCCTCGGAGAACCGGGCGGGCTGTGTGGGTCAGGAAGGCCGGTCGGCACCCGTATCCGTGCGCTGCCTCCGGTTGCTCGCGAATTCGTTTATCCGGCGCTGTCCGCTTGCGATTCTCAGTCGCCGCGCTGCAGAACCGAACCGCGCCAGTGCGTCCACCGTACTGTGGTTTTTCCCGCCGGCACTTCCCGATTGGTTGCGGAGGCAGGATTCGAACCTGCGGCCTCCAGCTTATGAGGCTGGCGAGCTACCGGGCTGCTCTACTCCGACATGAAAGAGATGGTGCCGCGGGCTTCTGCGTTTGCACCAATTGCGCGTTTCTGACCGATCCCGCTTCTGGCAAGTCGTTTGCAACGGTCCTACCGACTTGCATCCACCTTCTCTGGAAGACACGCGTGCCTTCGATGTGCCGTGGTGGTGAACTGAAAATTAGGCAGCGTTCGTTTTGTGCGATTGGCGGTGATGACCAATCCGGGGCCCGGCGAGTATTCCCTCCCAGAGAGGTCCGCGATCAGAACAGCCCAAATCACCTTGGGCACAATATTACGCAACACGATCTACGGTTTCAAGTCCGTCGTATGCTTCCAGTGCCTCCAATTGTTGCAGTATCCCCATGACCTTGCTCTGCATCTCGGACTGCATGCCCTTGATTGCCAGTAGGGCCTGGTCACGAAGGTTGATGCGATTGCCTCTCCCCTTCGGCAGGATCTTGCGAAGGTTCGCGCGCATCTGCATTGCCTTGCTAGCCGTATCGTTCTGAATCCGAGTGATCCGCTCACGGCGGAACTCCTGCCGGCGCGTCAGCTCTTCAGCCGCAATGACGGCAAGATCATCACCGCTGAATCGGAGCGGTCCGAATTCGGAACGAAGAAAGCAGACCACGCCATCGACCTCGCGAACCTTCTCGTAGTTCATGCTCTCAAGGTGAACGAAAACATAGCCAACGAGCAGCGGCAGGCGGCGTTGGATGATCTTGCGGGTCCGGTGGTGGATGCCCTCATACCAGTAGGCCGGCATATAGACGCTGATGCCCTCGTTCCGGAGGTTACGCTCGATGATGCTCTCGCCGATGCGGTGGATCGGCGCGTCGTCAACGTGGCGAGCCATCCGCTGTGTACCAGGCGCCGTGCGGATCGCGTACCAATCCCGACCGACTAGCCGCTGCCGCCTCTGTGCGAAAATCTCTCCCAGATCGCGCATATCCTGCTCTTTCAACTTTGTTACCGCCATTGTCATTTCCTCTCGTGAGCCGCCGCTCGTTATCGGATGCTGTTCTGGATTGCCTGTGCCGCTGCTGCGGCCTTCTTTGGATGATATCGGCCGTTCTGCAGACGGCGGGTGTATGCGCAGCAATCGCACATAGGCTCGTGCTCGCCCGGATTGTTTCCGGCGGCGCAGGCCTTGATGAACTTTGCCTTCCTGGTCTCGTAGATGCCGCAGACGCAGCGAACGACCCAGTTCTGGCCATTGGTGGACTGATAGTTTGCTGCGATGCCTAGCACCGAGAAACGGCCAATCTTGATTCCGGTCAGGTCAGTGAAATTCGGATAGCGAAGTTCTTTTTCGTCTGGATGTCTGACCGGCAGCGGAACATCGGAATGCACCTTGCCAACTTGCGATGGCTTGAACTCGAAATGCTCTCCCCTCGCCGCCACCCGGCCGGCAACCTTGTCCGATGGGAAGAGTGGTGCGACTGCATCGAGGTCGACGCGAGCGAGACGGGTCATGCCTCACCTCGTTTCATGGCTTCGACCTTTCGGACTGCGTAGAGGCAGGTGGTATGGTCACGGCCACCGAAAAGACGACCTAGAGCCGGAAAACTCAGGCCGAATTTTTGGTGAACCTCCCAAATCAGAACTTGGCGGACATCGGAAATTTCCCGTCGCCGGTCCTGTCCGATCATGACTTGATACGGGATATCCACCTCAATGCATCGATCTTTGAGGTAGGCCTTCGGCTGATTCCCGGCCCTGTCACGCCATTCGAACATATGGGCGTCGAAGTTGATATCCTTCACCATCCAGAGTGGCACTTGCTTTGTGACGAACCTTGCCGCCGCCTCGATGACCACAAGCTCAGGCTTCGCCGGCGCCACAGGATTGAAGCAGCGCTCACGCACCGCGGCATAGTGGGCGCGCATCTCGGCTGCGCTTGTGAACTGTCTGGCTGCTACGATCATCGACTGAAACTCCGTTCTGACCTCGCCAACTCAGCGGCGATGTATTGTTCTCGGGACTGCTGCGACTGTTCGGTCGACTTGGGAGGCGGCGTCGGCGGCTTGTCCCGGACGCGCTTCCACATGTGTTTTCGGAGATATTTGGCCGCCGAGCAGATCGCGGTGCGCCCGCCGCCCTTGGCAGCCTCGACATACGCGGCTGATCTGGCCTTGGCTTCGGAGCGATCGGCGTCCGTCAGCTCCTGCCAGGCTTTGAAGGCGTCCTCGTCGTCGTCGCTGGCGGCTGAAGGCCAAGACAAAAACCAATCCGAAAATTCGGCGCGCTCGCGCGTTTCTTTTTCAAGTGGTTCTGAACGAAGTGAAGAACTATCTGACTCTGTATCTGTCTCTTGCGCCGTGACGTGACGGTCTGGTGACGTCACTCCACCGTCACGTGACGCTTTGATACGTTCACGGTAACGCTTTTGCCGGTCTTTTGATTGGTCACTTTCAAACTGGCGATCCGACCATCTGACCACAGAGCAATCAGAAATCCTGCCCAGAGATACCAAGGCAGATAGAATATCCTGAATGTCACTCTCATCGACTCGCAGAAAGTAAGCTGCCTCTCCGGCGTCGAAATCAAATCGTCCAGCATCGTTCACCTCACTGGCGCTTTCGAGGAGCGCGCCCCATACCCAGACGACGCGCTCGACTGGCTGCTTTGAACGGATTGCCGCGCTCACGAGCTTCTCGTCACGCATCATGCCGGCGTAATGTCGGAACCATCGGCTCATTGGCACACCTCCACGTCGATGACGGCGGCATGCCCTTGCAAGTCGTCAGCCCACCGGGCGGTGACACACTCTGCCAAGCTATCATCCTGAACGACGCCAGCCTTAACCAACGCGTCCGAGATCGGCTTGATTACGTTGTCGATATCTCTCGCGCGCTTCGAGCGCCAATTGCGCTGGGCGACGATCGAGAGCCGGTATGGTCCGCTGATCTTGCCAACGCCCTGAGATTTGATCTGGTCTACGGCGGCCTTGCGCCAGTCGGCATAGCCATCGCTTTTGACGCTGATGACCTTGCCTTCCTTGATGAAGCTCTTGCGGAGCCCGTTCGCCGACGGCGGCATAGCGGTGATGATGATCCGGGCCGACGGCACAGACTTCGGCTCGACGAACTGCTCGCGATATTGCTTGGCTGACATGCGCTCCGTCATGCGTTCTTCCTCTTCGGAAGTTCGATGCCGGTTTCATTCAAAACTTTTCGGATGCGATTTCCTGTGTCCTCGATCATCTGCAGCATCGAGACCGGGCTCGACCAGCTCTCATGGAGGCCAAGCTTTGCCGCGACAGCCACAGCCTTGCAGAGGCCGTCAATGTCCCAACTGTTAAGCTCGTGGCCGTATTGGGCTTCCATCGCCTGCAGAAGCTTCAAAGCTGCGTCCCGGCTGCCAGCGCGGCGTGCGACCTCTGCCTCGATCTGGTTCTTTCGATCTTTATCCCATCGCTCGCGCGCTTCGTTCACGGCTTGGTTTATCGCCGCTACGTCACGCTCGCCCGCTCGGCGAACGACAGAAGCAACAAACGCGGGCGTGAGCGGTCTCGCTTCGAGCAACGGCGCCGTGCGTGCCTTGCGGATCGCGCCGTCTTTGAACCAGTAAATGCCCCATGTCGCAGGAACCTCGTCCGGCTTCACCATGTTGGCAGGGCATACGAGTGACCACCGATGGCAATACTGCATGATCGGCATGGCCTTCTCGGGATTCTTCATCTCATTGAGGAAGTCCGACCGGCTGACCTTGACTTCAAAGCCGTGGATTTCATGGCCTGTTGATGGCCAGACGCCCATAGCAACGGCGTCGGCATAGCTCTTGATGCCGTAGCCGGTCGCGTTGGAAACCTCGAAGAACGTTTGAAAAGCAGGCGGTGCGAACATATTCGCGATCGCTGCTTTGACATCCTTCGAGCTAACCTTCGCGGGGGATTCGATATTGGTAAGCATGTCTGTCATGCCGGCCTCCGGCAATACTGAGCCCGCTTCTGATACCGGCGGTCCATTGCTTCGTTTATGAGACGATCGGCTTCTGGTGGGGTGATGCCGAGGGCTTTGGCAATACGCTCGACGTCAGGACCGTACTTGGTGAATGCTTCGAGGAAGGTCATAGGCGCACACCCCGGCCTTTAGTCGCAGACGCATCAGGGACCTCAGTCCGATTGCCGGAACGACTGGGCAGGCTGCGAATTTCATCCGCGGTGAACACTCCTGAGGTGACAACATGAGCGACGATCTGTGGGACAAGCCAATCGAATTGATGATCGAAAACTCCGATCATTTCCGGAGCGTCACCAGCACGCGGGATGCAATGGCGTGTCTCCTGAACTCTTGGCCCACAAAAGGAGGCAAATCCTTTTCCGTTGCTCGGCGAGCCTGTCTCGCCGCAATCGACGGGAAGGTTGCCCAAGAAAAAGCAAAGCTCGCCTTCATTCGCGCAGCTGAGGAAGCCGGCATCCTTAGGCGTTGATCGGGCTTGAGCATCTGTGGACTTCATGCGGCCACCTCGCGATAGGCTGCATAGTCATCGGCACGCTCGAGCTTCTTGCGGCATGGCGGAATCCAGACCAGCTTGGTGGTGGTGACGCCCTTGATCCAGACCAGCCAGCAATAGGAAGTGGCGGTTGATCCGGTTGCGGTAAGCCTGCCTTTGACCATCGGCACGCGCTCGGAAAACTGAGCGACGATCGACGGCGGGGTCTTGCTGAAGAGTTTCTCGTATCGGCTAACGCCTTCGAGAAAGGATGTGCGGACGATCATGGCAACGCCTTCGGTTGCGATCTCGCGCGCCTTGGCGATGAACTGTTCAGCGAGCCGGAAAGGCGGGTTCGATACGATCCAGTCAGGGTTTTCCGAGAGCGGCATCACTGGGAAAAGGAAATCGTGCTGGAAAGATCCTGGCGTGCCGTAGTCGTGGATGTCCGATGCCCACACCGCACCGAAATATTCCAGCATCGGTGCTGACATGTGGCCGCGATTGCAGGTCGGCTCCCATGCCGTCTTATTCTTGAGATAGCACCCTGAGAGGACGTGCTCACATAGCGCCCGTGTGGCCCACGGCTGCGTTGGGAAGTCGTCAAGGCTATCGTGCGGCTCGCTGCGCTGCTGCATAACAGCAGAAGAGGTGTTCTGGCTCATGCCGCCTGCTCCATCTTCGCCAATGCCTTCACATACCCCGCCTTGATCTCTTCAAAGCGGGCGATGTCGTATTCTTTGGTTTCGATCTCGTGGTCTGGGCGAGGACGCTTGGATCCTCTGCCGTGCTGGTCGAGCCACGTCATGGCGGAGGCGATGCGGCGATCGAGCCAAGCGATCATCTCGGAGGGTTCGGTCATTCCGCCCCCTGACGCTTGCGGCGAAGCTCACTCGCCCTCTGGTCGACACGGGCTAAGTTCATGAGGACAGGCTTCAACTCGTTGGGAGCCGTATCGTATGCCATGACGCGAGTCGCGCGGCCGCCGTTGAGTCTTGGAAGGACACCGCGAGGAATGAGGATCCAGTTAGACGGATCAGTGTTCAATCTGTTGCCATCGACCGCCTTCAGGCACATACCCTTCGGCACTGGGCCGTTGGCCTTCTCCCATAGGTAAAGGTGCTTCAGGACATAGCGGCGCTCATAGCCGGTGTGCGGGTTTTCCTCGTCGACGCTGATCTCGACGTAACCGTCTTTCGTCACGCGCTCGTGGCCGAGGTACTTGGTGTTATGCGGTAGACCTCCCTTCTTGAACTGTGTCTTACGAGCGTTAGGGTGCTTGCCCCCCTTCCCGGGCTCGCACGGAATGCCTTTGTTGTGGGGCGTGCTTCCCTTCGCGAAGTGACCAGTGCGACCTGTCTTCCATCCCTTCCGCTTTCGCAGGGCGTGCAGATTCCCCGCCGAAATGTCATGTCGGTCGAACTGCTGGCAAAAGGCCGCGTGGTAATCGCTGATTGGAAGAAGCCGGTTGGCTTCCAGCCAAACCATTTGTTCCTCGGAATATTTGATCCATGTGCCCTTCACTTCTCGCTCCCATCGGTGATCGCTTTGCCTTCGAGAGTATCGGGCTGGCGGAATATCGTGGGGAGCATCGGCTTGAAGCGGTCCCCATGGTTGGCAACGAGCGTGGCGGCTTTAAGCGAAAGATCGGAATTGCGGATCAACTGCTCGCTGACAGCGACAATCGCATCGGTCCGCTTGACCTCGCTCTCAATCTGCTCAGCGGTCAGGTTCTCGTCGCTAAGACGCTCAAGCTGAGAAAAAAGGTGATTGTTGAGGTCGATGAGACGGTTCTTCATGCTGCCTTCCTCGCTTCGTCGCGCAGTTTCATGGTTTCTTCAGTGACGGAGAGATGCTGGCCTTTGCGCTTAAACCAGCCATCTTCAATTCCGTGAATGGCTACCCAGACACCTGCTTCGCCCTGATATTTGATGTTCGGAGCAATCCCGCTGCTGGTGCGACCGGGCCAGATGCCGTCACCGAGGAGATCGGCCCGGCTCCGGTCTCGCGGCTCGATGCAGCCAAACTCGTCGAGGATTGCCCGGGCGTGCTTTATCGACAAAGAACCCCACTCCACGTGAAGCTGTGCAGCCTTCAGGATCGCGTCACGTTCAGTGAATTGCGACGTACGAAGCAGATCCTTCCAGTGCTCGCTCGTGCAAAGATCGACAGCGTGCCACCACGAACCGATGGTCATGTAATGTTGATGCGCGAACTCCTCCCTCCACTCTGGGCGGAAGCCTGTCCTTCGCTCGATGTCGTCGAGAAATGCTGCGACGTCTTCATCTTCCCGTAGGAGCGGGTGATGCATAAGGATCACGCTTTGACCGCCTGTAGCGTCGCTCCCCCTCACGACCGAAACAGGGAACCGGAAGAGCCTAGATGGAAGACTTGTCTTGCGGTCGTTTGTGATGCCGCCGTTGAGATCGAGGATGAAATCATTTGGCACCAAGCCGGAGCTTATAACTGCCAGCCTGACATGATCGATCGCAGGAGGCGGCGGGGGCGGCGTCATGAGATCGAAGAAGGAAAGCTGCTGCATCACGGCCCCTACTCACGCTTTCTTCTGGTTAGCTTTGCCCACCGCAGGCGCAGCCATTCCCAGCCCCGCCGAAGCAGGCTTTTTGTCAGTCGTTTCATGATCTGTCCCTAGACGTTCGGACCTGTACCGATCCGCTGCTTCCTCGTTCGCCTGGCAGGCATGCTCGTAGTAGATTTTGAGGCGGCGATAATATTCGCCGGCAACATCCTTCATGCCCCGCGACTTGTGCTGAAGCCGAAAGAGATAGCTTTCAGGCACCCCGGTCTTCTGCGAGAGCCGGTGCCTGATCAAATAGTCCTTGTCGCCACGGCCCTGAAATTCTCGGTCCATGAGCTCTGTGTTCCAGCGGATGGCCTCTTGTAACGCGATGCTGGTCATCTGATCCTCGGACTTGCCCTTTCCGAAACCGGAAACCGAATTTCCGGATCGTGAATCCTTATTTCCGTACATTCCTTTGCCCCTGTGCGATCACTGTCTCGTTCCAAGGAGACGCCGATGCGCAGGACCGATGCTGAGAAAGACCAAGGACAACGCCTTGCCGGGCCTTCGCCCTTGGTCTCCGGTCCGCCTGGGCCAACCGTCATTCCATTCCGCAGAACCGAAACATCCGCCGCGTCCGGTTCTGCTGCAGGTGGCGATCCGCCGTCGCCACCTGCCTCTTTCGAAGCACTCGGCCCGCTCGTCCAATCCGTCGTGATGAGGATCAAAGACAGCCGGGTGAGGCTAAGAGTGACTGGCCCCGGCGCCTTGGGAGGTGAAGACCGGGACCAGTCGTGACGATCCGAGGGGGTGAGACCGTCAGTTCGTGTTCGGCGGAGGCCGGCGACGGAACGGGACCACGACGCGGTTCCCGTCCTCATCGCAAAGAGGCGACGTGTCGGCTGCGTGCCGGTAGAAGGCGTAGATGCCGAAAAGGTAGATCGCGCCAAAGACCACGATGCTCATGCTGCGCTCCTGAAGTTGGCTTCTGCTTCTTTGAGATTTCGCCCCGATGCAGACTTCCCGGTCTCGGCATCGACGATGATGACCGTGCCGTCATGGGTCCAGGTGATGGAGCGATACCGACGTGCCTGAATGTCTTTCAGAGCCGACGCGATCTTGTGGGAGGCTGCTGTCATCGACGCGCCTCCGGAAACTCGTGTCTCGTAATCATGAAGGGTTCCAAGCCATTCGCGACGAGAACCTTGTCGATCTCGCGGATGGCCTGCACTCGGGTGAGGCGCTTCGGCCTGCCCTTCGCATCGATCTTGCGAACGATGTAGAGGCCGCGATCGGTCTTGAGTTCGTAGCCGAAGCCCTTGAAGACGTCCCGGAGATAGATCCAGTCGCTGGTAAAGCCGCGATCGAACTTACGGATCTCGCCGCCGTTCGCCGTGAAATCGATTATCATCGCCGTCAGCGCGGCGCGGGATTTGATGTGCGGAGCCGTGATCATGCCGCTTCTCCATCGATCAGTTTGATCTCTCGTTGGGAGCGCAGCCAGCCTCGGCCCTGTTCGTCGCGCACATGATAGGATGCGCCAAAATACTCGGTGACCGTGCCGACGAACTCGGCTCGCTTCCCAATCTTCTTGGACAAGACCTTCGCGCCGATTGGGAATCGACCGTCTTCGCTCTTGGTGCGGATGGTCGCCATCTATGCTGCCTCCTCTTCCTTCGCCGCCCGGAGGCAGGAGTGGCAGTGGCTGGAGCCGTAGCCGCCGCAGTGTTCGCCGGGGTTACGGCAGAGAGGGCGAAGGGGCTTCTTGACCGACTGGACGGTCACGCCATCCAGCCGGTTGTTCAAGGTTTGGGGCTTGCCCGCGCGCTCGGCGCTGCTCTCTACATGACCGCCTCCTGTGTTGGCGTCGGCGTTCCCGTCGAGGCTGTGGCCTTCTTCGCGATCCTCATTCGGATCGATGGGGTCGGCGGGATGGATCGCTATCTCGTCCTGCATCCCGCCGGAGGCTCCAGCTTCTGGCGCCTCCTTGTCCGATCTGTTTTCAATCTCGGGCCGATCCAACTCGGGGCGAGAAATAGCAGCATCGGTTTGGGAATTGGCGGAGAGGTCGGCCGAAGCCGCCTCCCCTTCGAAACGGCCCTCACGATCCGCAAGCGTCCCGGCTCCGGTCCCGGCAGGAGAGGCTTCGGCTTGCGGACCTGCCTCTGGGGATGGCTCATCGTTGGTCGAGGGCCTCTGGTGCGTCTCTTCTTCCGCCTCTTCCTGCTCGATCAGGATATCGACAGCAGCGATCAGCGCGGCGCGACCGGCTTCGGTCTGCATGCCGTCGACGACCTGCTTGGCGAGGCGTGGGTTGATGTCTTCGAGGATTTCGCCGGTTTCCGGATCGTGAGGCGTGGCCTGCCGTGCCGGCTCTTCGAAGAGATCAGCCTGGATCATGCCGAGCGCATGCAGATAGGTGTCGAGGATCGCCTCCTCTTCCATTCTCTGCAGCTCGTCCTTCCTGCGGAGGGCGATAACCTTTTTCATCATAGCCGGGATGAAGCCCATGCCCTTGGCTTCACCGTAGACGTCCTTGATGTCGTCGCTGATCGACTTCTTTTCTTCTTCGAGACGTTCGATGCGCTCAATGAAGGCGCGGAGTTGATCGCGGGCTACGCCGTGAGCGTCACTCATGCTGCAGTCTCCATAACCGGAGCAAAATCAGAGGGGCGGATGTCGAGCCCGCGCGCTTTGGCGGCTTCGAGAATGGCTGGGATATGCCAGTGGGGCACGACGCCGCCGGTCCCACCTTTCTCTTTAGGCATGCGCCAGCGCATGACCGTGTGGGCCTTGACGTTCGTGACTTCAGCCAGAGGCTTCAAGCCTTTGAACTTCTTGATGATCGTGTTGGCGGGTTCGCATCTCATTTTGCCAATGTACGATATTCATACAGATAAGGCAATAGCCGATGTACGATTTTGCTAAATGCATGTTTTTGGGCGTTGTGCGAAAATTGTACAATGAGTGACCCATCGACAAACATGTATCTTGACTGGATCAGGGAGGGCCTTAAGCAGCCCGGGAAGACGCAGGTGGGCCTGGCGGCTCATCTCGGAATCGCGCATCCGCAGATCACCCAGCTCTTGAAGGGCAAGCGCGGCCTGAAAGTACCCGAGATCCCCAAGATCGCAGAGTACCTTGGCACGCAGCCGCCGCAGTCATCCGATATAGCGCCCTCAGAGGCTAAGTGGGTGCAAGCGAGAAAGGCTGGGATCGTCGCGGCAAGTCTTTTCCGCGAGGTGGACGAGTTCGACCAGTCCGAGCCGGAAGAGATCACGGTTCCGCGCGACGACAAATTTCCGAACGCTCGCCAACTAACATTCGAGGTAGAAGGCGACAGCATGAACGAGCTGCGGCCTCGCCCGATCCTGCCAGGCGATACGATCGTCGCAACAGCCTATGAGGACATCGCGCACCGCGTCGTGCTTCGCGATGGAATGGTCGTCGTCGTGCAGCGGACCCGCGACGGCGGCCATATGCGAGAATGGTCAGTGAAGCAGATCGAGATCTACGAGGACCGGACGGAGTTCCATCCTCGATCGAACAACCCAAAACACAAGCCGATTGTCGTTCAGCGCCAGTTTGACGCCGACGACGGGGTGACCGTGGAAATCATCGGAATTGTTCGCATGGTCCTCAACACGATGCCGGGGTTTTAGGCCGCGACACCACGATGAGCGCTACCCCAGTCTATTCCATATTCCTCGATGAAAGCAGCCAAACCAAGCATCGTTTTTTAACGATCGGTTGCTTGGTGCTCGATGACGCATCGGTCCCTCGCTTTGAGGAGGCGATACGCTATAGCAAGAAGCTAGAGTTGCCCGAGGGCGAACTCAAATGGAACAAGGTATCCACCGCCAAACTGCACGCATACAAGCTAGTCGTAGACCGGTTTTTCGATTTCACGGCAGACGAATCCCCTATCCATTTCCATTCGCTGGTGGTGGACACCTCCAAAATTCGAGACGATCTCTACAACAAAGGCGACAGGGAAATCGGGTTCAACAAGGAGGTCTACCAGCTTCTGATGAAATGCTGGAAAATCTACCCCGAGGCCCTTTTCCACGTTCACCCAGACAACAGGGAGACGAAGTCGTCGACAGAGGACTTGCGGAGCATCTTGAACGCGGGTTGTAGAAAAAAGGGGGATAGACGGACCTCCCCCTTCCGACGCGTTCAATTTCGCGACTCCAAGGAGATTATCTGCCTGCAAATAACGGATCTGCTTCTTGGTGCCATGACGTTTAAGATCAACGGGCACCATCTCCGGCCCGATGCCTCAAAATCAAAATCACACCTGAGCGAATATGTCCTTGCGCGCGCCGGCATCAAAGATCCGGCTCAAAATACCCAAGTGCGCGGGAAATACACGATTTGGCATCGTAAGCTGCGATGATGGGTCCCGCAGGATCAAGGCCCGATCGAAGCCGCCGCTTGCACGGTCCGCACTGCTCTTGGTAGTGGGGTCACCCTGCGGGAGTAACCTTTAAGATAGTGACTTATCGATTCCCGTCAATTGCCAGGGGCCTAAAGCGGGCGACTAAGCCGCGAAGCTGCGCCGGCCATTCAGGTCGAAGCCTTGGCAAGCGTTCGCGATATCCTGCAGCATGTCAATCGGCGTCCAAAATTCACCCCTTATCGGCATCCAATTTTGACCCCCCTGGTGGTGTAGATCAG